ACCTGTGTGATGCAGACCTGCGTGGTGCAGACCTGCGTGGTGCAGACCTGTGTGGTGCAAACCTGTGTGGTGCAAACCTGCGTGGTACAGACCTGTGTGGTGCAGACCTGTGTGATGCAGACCTGCGTGGTGCAGACCTGCGTGGTGCAGACCTGTGTGGTGCAAACCTGTGTGGTGCGGACCTGCGTGGTGCAAACCTGCGTGGTGTCAGATATAACGAACAAACGGCCTATTATGCCATGCAATGCCCGGAAAAAGGGGCGTATATCGGATACAAAAAGGCAGAAGGAAAAATAGTAGAGCTGGAAATACAGGCGGATGCAAAGCGATCCTCAGCAACAACAAGAAAGTGTAGGGCCAGCAAGGCCAAGGTATTGTCTATCACAAGCATAGACGGAAAAGAACACTTTGAAGAGGCAAAAAGCAGCCGGGATCAATCGTTTGTCTACAAGGTAGGGGAGACCGTCGAAGTGAAAGACTTTGACGAGAACAGATGGAACGAATGTTCAACTGGAATTCACCACTTTATCACGAGAGAAGAAGCGGAGAGGTATTAAACACACAAGACCGCCTGTCTGCCGGGTGAAGCCATACGCCCGGGAAGAGCCTCCTTCAAAGAAGCCGGGCGCCTGAAACCAGGCGCTCGGCAGATGGGCGGTCAAGAGAGGGGAAAGCATGAAGATAAAGCTGGACAAGGGCGCAAGAATCCCGACAAGAGCACACAGCACGGACGCGGGACTAGATCTATATGCACGGGAAACACAGATCATCCCGGCCAAGGAAAGCGCCATATTTGATACAGGGGTGCATGTAGAACTGCCGGAGGGCACAGCGGGATTTTTGAAAAGCAAAAGCGGGCTGAATACAAAGCACGGGATTACAAGCGAAGGTGTGATCGATGTGGGATATACCGGGAGCATCGTGGCCAAGCTGTACAACCACAGCGGCAAGGATTACAAGGTCAAGGCCGGGGATAAAATTACGCAGCTGGTCATTGTGCCAATTTTAACGCCTGAATTGGAACTGGTAGAAGCGCTGGAAGAAACACAGCGTGGGAACAACGGATTTGGGAGCACGGGGAAATGAACCAAGCCAAGCAAAGCAGGATAGAGTTTGAAACATGGGAATACATTCTGCCCGCCATGCAGGAGATCGCAAAAGTAAGCGCCAAGGGCTTTGCAAAGTACGGGCCGGGGAACTGGGCGCGGGTAGAGACAAAGGACAACATCAACCATGCGCTTCGGCACCTCTGCTTGTACAGAGACAAGAGGGAAGGTGTCCCGCTGCCGGAGGGAGAGGAGCACGAAAACCACCTGGCGCATGCGTGCGTAAGGTTGATGATGGAGATCGCAAAGGAGAAATATATAAAATGACAAAATATGTTCATTGCGTTTTCGTTCGTCATGATGATAATGAAAAAACGTTTTTATTTTCTGTGGATTCTCTAAAAAGATTAAGGAGCGGATCGTCCGTTTTATGTGAAACGATTCATGGCGAAACAACAGGAACGTGTATAGGCAACAGTTTTATGGTTTCAGAGTCTGCGCTTGAAAGTATTGCTGCCGGGGTTGGTGCGTATCTGCCATTAAAAAGTGTTGTAGGAACAGTAACAGAAAGATATGTAAGACAAAAAGAGGTGGAAAGGTTTGACAAACTTCCGTTTTGATGAAAAAGACCTAAAGCCATGTCCAAAATGCGGAAAGCGACCAGGTGAATTTTCAATAAGGCATATCCCTGAACATATAGCAACAAAGAGCGGATTAAAACCATATGCTGTTTGTTGCGGTGGAGAAAATTGCCGCTTTTATATGATGGGGGATACAGAAGATGATGCTGTTGCGGCGTGGAACAGGAGGACAGACAATGGCTGAGTACATAGAGAGGGAAGCGTTGCTTGCAAGCCTTTGCCAGGGAAACTATCCATGGGCCGATTTTAACGACGCCATTGAGATTGTAGAAAATATTCCCGCTGTTGATGTTACACATGCTATTCACGGAAAGTTTGAGATGGGAAACAAAAGACCAAAAACATATATGAGAACCTGCTCTGTGTGCAGAAAAGACGCATACTTTTGTGGTGTTGGTTGTGGATATAATTATTGCCCAAACTGTGGAGCAAAGATGGATTTGGAGGGCTGACAATGAGGTTGATTGACAGTGATGCATTACTAAACGATATGGGAAAACGATATTGTAAGCCATGCAGAGCCGATAAGAAAGATTATAACGGAGTGAAGTGCCGCGCTTGCTGGGTAGGAGATGCAATTGGAGAGATAGACGGTGCCACGACTATAGGGACTGAAGCTTTGGCCCATGGGTGTTGGATTGAATATCCGCGTGCCCATTATTTCAAGTGTAGTAATTGTAAATATACGGTTCCGTATAGAAAAGCGGTTTTAATAGGCGGTAAGCGAGAATATAACTACTGTCCACACTGCGGGGCAAGGATGGATGCAAAAAAGGAGGGCTAAAGGCCGGTGTGGGCGAGGATGTGGATTTTGTGCACGGGGCTGGTGTGCTTTGTGGCGCTGTATGCGGTAGCCAGGGAGATCAAGCACAAACCAACGCGCATTGCGGTATGCGGATTTTTAATAGGGCTTGTGAGTGCGTTGATGATTGTGGGGCTGTGGGAATGAGAAAAAGAGCAAAAAAGAGACCAACGCTGTGCTGGTCATGCGCGAGGTTTTGCGGGCAGTGCAGCTGGTCGGCGCGGTTCGAGCCGATAGCGGGATGGAGCGCAGAGGAGGGAAGCCTGACGCGACAATACGGAGGCACACTGAAAACCTACACTGTTCTGCAATGCCCTTTGTATGAAAGGGATTCGGAAGAGGACGGAAACAGGAGGGCAGAAAGCCATGCCATTGCCAAAGCATTGTAACGGATGCTTTTACAGGCGGAGCCTTGGTGCGGACAGCGGGGAAAAGTTTTGCGCGTACATCCTGATAGAGGGACATTCGCGAGGATGCAGCGTAGAGGTGTGCGATAAGAAAAAGAAAGCAGGGAGAAGGAAGAAAAAACGGTGGGAGGATTTCTATTGACGAGGATACGAACAAGGAGCATTACATGCGGAATAGAGCCTAGAACATACAAAAGCCTTGTGGAGGAGATCAAGGAGATTGATCGCGCTATATTTGAATGCAGAAGAGAGCTAGCTAGAGATAAGGTGCAAACATCGGACAAATCCTTCCCATATACGCAGCATGGGCAAACAATTGAAGGGATCAACCTAACAAGACTTAGACGTCTTGAAATACAGAGAAAACGAGCTGAGATCAGAAAGATGGAGATAGAAGATTTTGTATCAGGGATAGAAGACGTAGAGTCAAGAAGAATCGTTCGCTTACGGTGTATTGATGGACTCCCATGGCGGGTGATAGGGCGCAGGGTACATATGGATTACAGCGCTGCCCGAAAAAAATATAATAAAATCATGGAAGAGGTAAACTTGCCACAAATGCCACAAAACACATGATATAATTTTATTGTGGATAGTTATACGGGATAGACTCGTAACCGTTCTTCAATCATTCCTCATTAAAATGCAGCTGTCTTTTTTTTGATGGCTGCTTTTTGTTTGGCAGGCCGGATACAGTTGCAATAAAGCCGGTACAGGGGATGGCAGGCGCAGGCGATGAGCCGCCAGCGGTGGGTGAATATGCGCAAAAAAATAAAGGCATATTGCCCTTATTTTTCCCAGCTCTTTTTTTCTATGTCTACAATGGCATTGATGCCGGGGTGCGCTTTTTGCAGGTCTTTGAAGCGTTTAATTGCTTTGTGGCGGTCTGTCCCTTTGTACTCTTCACATAGGACGCGCTCAACGGTCCCATTGGAGTACGTGCGATCAATCCTAACATAGTAGAACTTTCTATTATCATAGCAACAGCGGCGCACTAGAGACAGTGAGAGTGTATAAGTCAGACTTTGTATTTCATTGTATTTCTCTGAAAGGGCGACCCTGTATTGCTTAATTTGGGAGATAAGAAATTCCAATTCGGCTATTTCTCTCTCGGCCCTTTTATCTGCCTCTAATAGGCGTTTTGGCTCTATGTCTTTTGGGCTGACTGCATAAAAGTAAATATTTTCTCGATGCTCGTTGCGAGTGTTGAACCAATCTTTATATGGTGTTGTATACATTGCAAAACCTCCAAGGGGCCAGGGGCCGGCTTTATGCCTTAGCCCCTATTCTTGTATAGTTACTTTCTTCTGACTGTCCTTTGAAGGTTTGAGAGCCATATTTTGTGCGGATCTCGTTCATAGAATATGTGCCGCGACGCCATTTGCGCCCTTCTTCAGCGTGATGCCAATACCATAGCTTTTTATTTTTGCTCCAACGGCAGCTAAGGGCTTTTAACTCCTCTTTATGTTCGCGGGTATTTCCTCCGATCCAGAGCCAGGAGCCGCACAATTCAATGTCAAGGCCGGGAATGATGATTAGTTTCATAATGATTTCGCGGAACTCTTCCGGGGTTTCTGTGGTTTGGTGGTATTCGTCTGCGCTTGCGTTGTGCTTTTTCTTTAAAGTTTCAAACAATGCGTCATGTTCTGCGTTGATTTGCTGCATGATTTCTACGCTGCCGCCGCGGTCGGGGTGATTCTTCATAGCGAGTCTGCGATATGCGGCTTTGAGATCGTCCAGAGAATGGATGTTGTTGAAATAAGTCATAATAAAAGCCTCCTAAAATTTGATTTTTGGGAGGCCATAGAGTAAAATATAAATGGTCTCCCGGTTCGTGTTGGTTCTGGGGTACTGCCTCGGCATATGGTGCGCCAACACCGCCGAGGCTTTAATTATTTGTTTTTTTCTATATCCTGTAATACAAGTTTTCGGATATAGTCGCACTTGCTGGTAACGGAATCTAGTTTTTTTATTACTTTTTGGTCTGTTTCTGTGTTTTTGTTAAAAACAAGCACGTAACGCCTTGCGTTTTTTATGGGGATTGCAACCACCTCCGGCACGTGATATAATGGGGCAAGGAAGCGGCCCGCGCATCGGTCGCACCCGAAAAATCAAGTTTTGAGCTTGAGGATACGCCGTGCCGCTAGGTGCGGCTATTTCTCTTTAATGGTAACTATAATCAAGAAGACTATAACCATGAGAGCTATTACCTCACTCATGACCTCACCCCCTTGGGGGTTTGACCAAGGCCGCTTGCCTTACCGTGGCTACATACTATCATGGGGTGTACACCCCTGTCAATACCTTTTTTGAAAAGTTTTTTATATTGTTTTCGGAGCGCCTAGAGGGGGTGCTTTTTTTATTATGGCAATGCGGAAGCGCGACGGATAAACAAAATTAAGGGGAAAACATGCTAGACGTATATAGGAGGTGATATAAATGCCAAAAAAACGAAGGGGAACACTTACCCCAAGGCAAAGAGCTTTTGTAAATGAATATATAAGGCAATACAAAGAGGGAAGGACTCCAAACCTGGCCAACTGTGCAGTTGTAGCAGGCTACAGCAGAAGAAGTGCCAGCCAGCGAGCGGGGGAGACTATGCGAGTCCCAGAAGTGCGCGCGGCTATCCAGGAGTTTGAGGATGGCATTGTCAAGGAGATACAACGGAGATTTGCGATAGATGCGCAGAACGCGGTGAAAACCGTAGTGGAAATAATGAGAAACCCAGAGGCGGCCCCAAGGGATAGGCTGAATGCGGCGAAAGATATACTTGACCGCGGTGGGTACAAGCCAGACTTGAGCGCCGTATTATCTACAAGGGATGGAGCGCCGCTAGAGATACATTTTTCTGGTGATCTGGAGGATTGGAGCAAATAGCACTAACTATGCGCAAAACTAAGGTTTGGCGAAAAGTAGACCAATAAAATGAGTATATATACATAAAAAGTATAAAATATACACAATTATGCAAAGTTATTTAGGGGATGTGCGCATATTATTTGCATATTTGGTGCACTGCGTATTTATACAGATCCCCCTTTCGGCTTGTATATAGTATCGGGAAACCTCAAAGCGGGCGCGACGTGCCCATCCCCCCCTCGTACCCCCAAGCGCTACACGGTCACAGCTATGGCGGGGGCGAGGATATGGGGCCATGAATAGTCTTTCCCCGAATGGGGCTTAAAGGGCGGATATATGGGGTGTTGTGGTGTGATTTTGTGGGTATCCCCATACCATCCCCCCTCCCAAAAACACCCCCTTCAATAGAGTTCCTTGCCACGAAACAAAAATAAAATCAGTACAAAAAAAGCGACTTTGGGAAGGTAAAAATGTCAGCACCGATTTTTGAACGATTGGAAACAGAAACACCCAATCAAAAACAGATACAATTTTTTAAAAGCACTAAAAGGCATATCGCATACGGGGGCGCACGAGGCGGTGGGAAAAGCTGGGCCATGAGGCGAAAATTTGTAATGCTTGCTATGAGATACCCTGGTTTGAAATTGTTGCTTTTGCGCCGAACTCTGCCAGAGCTTAGAGAAAACCATCAGTTGCCTTTACAGGAAGAACTAAACGGGTATGCCAAATACAAGTCAGATGAAAAGGCATTTGTATTTCCAAACGGGAGCAGGATCCGACTTGGATACTGTGACTCAGAGAGTGATGTATACCAGTATCAAGGCCAAGAGTATGATGTGATAGGGCTGGAAGAGGCAACACACTTTACAGAAACACAAAAGGATTTTTTTATCACAGCTAACCGATCTACAAGGGATGATTTTACACCCAGGATGTATTACACTTCCAACCCTGGTAATGTAGGTCATGCTTGGTTTAAGAGATTGTTTGTTGACAGAGATTTCCGTGGGGCTGAAAATCCAGATGATTATGAATTTATTCAGGCAACAGTTTTTGATAATAAGGTGCTTATGGAGAAAAATCCGGAGTATGTGGAAAATCTAAAAGCGTTGCCGGAAGGTATGCGACGAGCCCATTTGTACGGGGAATGGAACTTATTGGAGGGAAGGTATTTTACAGAGTTCAACCCAGAAATCCACGTTATGCGTCCATTTTCGATTCCAGATAGTTGGAAGAGATATGTAACAATAGATTATGGCCTTGATATGTTTGCTTGTTATTGGATCGCCGTAGACTACAATGGTTTTGCGTATGTATACCGAGAGGTGTACCAGAAGGGAATGATTATTTCTGATGCGGCAAGAGAACTGAGATTGAACACCTTTGATGAAAGAATTGAGCACTATATTGCCCCGCCTGATCTTTGGAACCGGCGGCAGGACAGCGGGAAAAGCGCGGCAGAACTATTTTGGGACTGCGGCGTTTATTTAATTAAGGCAAACAATGATAGGGTACAAGGATGGTACAATCTCCACGAGTGGCTAAAGCCATGTGAAGATGAAGAGGGGAAGCCAGCCGCGAAGCTTAGAATTTTCCAAAACTGTCCAAATTTGATTGAATCAATTCCTCAACTTCAATTCGATAAAAAGAATCCCAATGACTGTGCCGACGAACCTCATCAGTTTACGCATGGCCCGGATGCGATTCGGTATTTTGTTGCCAGCCGTCCTTCATTACCCACTGTAACAAAGAGAGAAAAAAGAGAACGATATGACGGCTTTTATGGAAAACGAAAAGAAAAGGGAAACTCACTTGGCTATGGCATGGAGGTGCAGATCGTATGACAATCCTTGTATTTTTAATGGCTATGACAGGTCTATTTTTATGTTCATTCGTATGGTACAGAAAAGGTGTACAGGTAGGACGGAGGAAAAAAGAAGACTTCATGTCGGATAGGCATATAGAGACAATGAACCAGGTGTTTGCAAATATCGACGCGTATAACGGCAGTGAGATCGGTCAAAAGGCGGTAACAGATGACAGATAAAACGACAAAGGTATGGAATCGGTACGAAAAAGGGAAAGAGTATAACCGATCCCAAAATCTATATGAACAGACAGATAAAAACTGGCGATTTTATGCTGGAGATCAGTGGCGAGGAGCAAAACTTGGGGGCGCTGCGGCTGTTCGATTTAACTTTATAAAACCCATCGTGCTTTATAAAGTAGCTTCTATCGCTCAAAACATGATGGAGATTTCTTATACGCCTAATCTGTACGCTATGCAAGCAGAGGGCGAGGATATTATGAATAGTGAGTTTGTGCAAAACGTCAGAGATATTTGTGAAAAACTCAATGGATATACAAAAAAACTGTGGGAACTAAACAAGATGAATACAGTTATGTGGGATAGCGTATTGAACGCTTGTGTATCCGGGGATCAAATTTTGTATTTCTATAAAGGAGATTATGAAATCGAATGTGAGCAGGTGGATACGACAAATGTGTATTTTGGTGATGAAAATGACCCGGATATTGAGTCTCAACCGTATATTATTATTGCCTTTCGTCGCACTGTAGAATCTGTTAGGGAAGAAGCTAGGGCTAACGGTATCCCGGAAAGCAAGATTCGAGAGATTGTATCGGATAACGAGACTGAGGAGCAATCCGGCGATGCCGCTAAGTATGAAGTGAACGATAGTGAAGAAGATGGAAAGTGTATTGTACTATTGGAATTGTATAAAAAGGCAGATAAAGCTGGAAGAAAAACGGTATGGAGCCAAAAATCCACGAGAAATGTCATTATACAAGAGCCAACAAACCAGGGGCATACAAATTATCCTATTGTGCATATGACATGGGAAAATATCAAGGGTTCGATTCGCGGTGACGGGGAAGTTAAATACCTAATCGACAACCAGATCGAGGAAAACAAAAACTTGATTCGCAGGGCCATTACGATTGGCCAAACGGCTTACCCCAAAATGATCTATGACAAGAGCATTATTGCCAATGCAGAAGATATTACCAAAATGGGTGTAGCGATTGCTATTGATGGGATCAACGTAAGTGATGTGATGCAAAAGATAGGATACTTGAACCCCTCTACCTACAACCCGGACGCCAGGAACCTAACAGATGAAATCAGAAATGTATCTCAAGAGCTTGCAGGGGCCAGCGATGCAGCGTTGGGCAATATAGATCCGTCCAAAGCGTCTGGCCAAGCAATTTTGGCGGTAAGGGATGCAGCACAAGCGCCGATGTCAAGACAGGTGGCAAAGTTCAGACAGTTTGTAGAGGATATAGGTCGGGTATGGTTTGATATGTGGACCGCTTATTACCCGGAAGGGAAGCTGGTTGTTTCAGAGGAAGTGGATGAGCTGGGAAATGTTGTTGCCGAAACAGTAGAAGTCATTCCCTATGAAATGATGCAGAGGATGAAAGTAAATGTTGTGGTTAATGTTTCTCCAGCAAACCCATACAACAAACAAGCACAAGAATCTACCTTGGAAAACTTTTTGTTGCAAGGACAGATTACATTCGATGAATATGTGGAAGCTCTTCCAACGGATGCAACAAGTCCTAAGTACAAATTATTACAGATCATAGAGCGAAGAAAACAACAGCAACAAATGATAATGGAACAGCAAGAGCCGTTAGCGAATGAGCAAATGACAGAAGAGTTCCCGTTAGAGAGTGTTGATTTGCCTATGGATGAGCCAGAACCAAATACACCAATAGATACTCTCGCGGAGTCACAGGATTCTATGGCATTAGAAGATGGACCGGGAATTAGTGAACAACTTCTATTGGCGAAAATGAGAGAACAATTTCCGGGGTTAACAGACGACGAACTATTGCAAATAGACCCACACATGATGGAATGAGCGCATAAGCGCTTTTTTTATGGCCGACGGGCATAAAACGGAATCTGTCGACGGACATAAAACGGAGGAGAATATGGAACAAGAACTGACAAACATGGAATCTGTAGAAACTGAGCCTGATCGCGTAGAAGACGTGGAGGATCAAGAAACCATAGATTCTCAAGAGGCCACAATTGATAGGGAGGAGGCACTTGAAGAGAACCGGCCTCCCATGTATACCAGGGAACAAATGCAGGAAGAGATTAACCGCATTGCTCAAAAAGAAAGGGAGCGCGGCAAACGGCAAACGGAAGCGCAGTATGCAGACTACCTGCAAATGGCAGACATCATCCGACAAGGCGCTGGGATAGACGTTACAGACCCAAAACAGCTTAATAGCATGCTGTTACAAATGTTTGAACAAAATGGGGTGAAAATCGAACCACAAAAGCCTGGTTTGCAGCAGAGGGAGCAGACAATCCTGGGCGAGGCAGATGCACGGGATGATATAGAGCTAGGAATTGATTATGTATTGCAAAGGCTAGACATGTATCAAGCATCGCCGCCCCAGGACTTTCGTGAAATTGCCAGGGCTAAAGACCTAGCGGACTTTGCATCTAAATACTTTGCCGCCAAAGAACTGGAAAAGCAAGGTGTCAATGCTGCAGAGGTGCTAGGGAATAAAAATTTCCAAGCATTTGCAGCCCGATATAGAGCCGATGTGCCAATTACGGAAATTTATACTGATTTCAAAAAGGTAAACGGCGAAATGCCTAGAGCACCAAAGTCAACAGGCAGTGTAAAAGGCTCTGGAAAAACAAACGATTTATTTTTCACCAAGGATCAAGTCGCGGCTATGAGCCGAGATGAAATTAGAAAGAACTTTGACGCAATAGAGCGTTCAAGAAAAAAATGGTAAAAGGAGAGAAAAATGGCATATACAAACTTTATCCCTGAACTATGGGCGGAAAAGGTACAAAGAGAGAATGAAAAAATGCTGGTCATGGCCAAGTTGTGTAACCGTGAATGGGAAGGTGAGCTGAAGAAGAAAGGCGATACCGTACACATTCTGGGGATCGGATCGCCGACGATTGGCGATTATGACGGAACCGCGATTACTGGCCCGGAAGCGCTGACGGATACGACGATTCCTTTGGTTATCAACCATGCAAAATATTTTAATGTTTTGATTGATGATATTGACAAACGACAGGCTTCTCCTAAAGACCTGATGACACAGATTCTTGCGGAATGCTCCGAGTCGCTCTCAGCAGCTGAAGACCTGGACATTGCTAAAGATGTTTATAAGGATGTGCAGGCTGGCCAAAAAATTACGGTGGATAGTTGTACCAAGGAAAACGCGAGGTCTTTTTTACAGAAAGCAAAAACCAAACTTTATAAGGCTGGGGTAAAACAGGGGAGTGAAATCGTAGCCGTGGTTTCTCCCGACTATCTGGAGAAAATTGAACAGGATGTAGAAAACCTGGAAACGGATAATATGAACACGGCTACCAACGGCTTTAAGGGAAAAACGTCCGGGATTTCCATCTACCTAACCAATAACATTCATACCAGCTCTTCCAAAGAGATTATCTATGTGATGACAAAGCGTGCCATTGCACACGCAAACCAGATCAATGAAGTAAAAGCTTATTCGCCGGAAGATCTTTTCGCGGATGCAGTGAAAGGCTTAAATGTTTACGGTTCAAAATTAGTACGTCCTAAAGAACTGGTTGCCCTTGAAGTCGCGGCATACGCGTAAGGAGGGATACGATGGCAGCAACAGAGATTATAGTAACTAAAATAGAAAAAGAAAAAACGATTGAGATCCCTACTACAGCGGCGGTGGATACAGCGGATGGTGCAACTGTGGATTGGAATTGTGCAGACGGCAAATTGTTGCTCATTGTAGAAAATGCAGATTCAGCGGCTGCAAAAAGTGCTACGGTAGTCAATGGAGGCGGATTGCAAGGCATGGGAGATTTGGTACTCAGCATCGCGCAGTCTTCTAAAATGGCCATTGTACTGGATTCCGGCAAGTATAAACAGGTGAGTGGTACTTACAAGGGGAAGCTTTGGATCAAAGGAGAAGATGCAAATATCAAAGTAGCCGCTATGGAACTTACATAAAGGGGCGCAAGCCCCTTTTATCATTCTAAGAGTATACCAGGTGCAACTCCTGGAAGAATGGAGAGAGATGAATTGACACTAGGACAGGCAAAGGCCATGGCAATGAAGCTAATGGATGAATATATGGTTGATGCTCCACCAACAGACGACGAAGAAACGCTGGCAAAACTCAATGCAATGTTCCAAGCGGCGCAAATTTTTGTTTGTACAATAAAACCGCTTGAAAAACATTTTATCATTGAGCATCCGCAAAGCGATACCATTTTCAACGAATATGATTTGCCGGAAGACTTTTATCAAGCATTTATGGTGAGAGATGCGCAAGGGAATGGATACGGCCAGGTTGAGTTTCATGAGCCAAAGCTAATGATTACGGATCAAACTGCGCAGACAATTCGCGTTGATTATTATGCTTATCCAACGGAAATTACAGATGACACTCCAGATGATTATGAAATTGAACTATCCCAAGATGTGCAACAGGTGCTGCCATATGCAGTTGTAGCAGATTTGCTGAAGACAGACCCAAGTGCGGATTATACTGCTTTTGAGGTAAAATTTAATAATTTGGTAGCGAGTTTGAGTACGGCTTCATACTCAGGAATTTCTTTTGTAGGTGGTATTAAGATTTAGGGAGGAACTTAGATGGTGCAATTACAAAATCCATCGAAGCGTACAACCTTGTCGCCAAGAACAAGGGTGTACAATGGATTCACAGGGGTAGATTTTTCTTCCGATTCTGCCAAGGTGAGTCTGAAGCGTAGCCCGAATAGCATTAATATGTACAAAAACTACAGCGTAGAACTGGGTCAATGTGTGGAGACCCGCCCTGGATTTCGGAGAATGATTGAATTTCCAAATCAAGAGGATAATGCCGTATATGGATATAATTTTTTTGAGCTTAAAACAGAGCAAGGCCGCAGTACAAAGCCCATTTTCCATGTAGGAGAAAAATTGTTCTTATGGGCCAATTATCCAGAAAATGCGGTAGAAGAAGGAGACATTGTAGAATTATACAGTGGAATGAACCGGGGATTTTCCTTTATGCTTGTTTTTGAGGAAAGTCTTTATATCATAGATGGGAAGAATTATCTTGTTTACGATGGTGAAACAGTCAAGGATGTAAAGGAAGCTGCGTTTATTCCCACAACCTATACGGGGCGCCCTCCTTTGGGCGGGGGACAGCAATATCAACAGGTAAACCGATTGCAGCCCACGTTTAAGAACTCTTTTCTGGCAGAAGAAGGAAAAAGAGATTACTATTTATCCGTTAAGGAAATTGATGATACGCCAGTAAAGGCCACAGTAAATGGGGAAGAGAAAACAGAAGGCACGGATTTCACCGTAAATCGAGAAGAAGGGAAGGTAACATTTAATACTGCTCCGCCGGTGCCGGATACGGCAGGTCAAGATAACGTAGTCATTACAGCTTCAAAAACAGTAGAAAAATATGCGCCTAGTATTCTACATTGTACGGTTGCCACTGTGTTTGACAACCGTATTTTTTTAGCGGGGAATCCTGATACTCCCAATACAATCTATTTTTCACAACTCAACGATCCTACCTATTTTGGTGAATTGACCTATGAACAGGTGGGAACAGAAAACACCAATGTTATGGGCTTTATGCGTATTAACGATGCTTTGGCGACATTGAAAGACAGCAGTCAGCAGGAGCCAACAGTATTTTTACACGAACCGAATGATACGGGGGTAGATTACAACGTAAAAACGTATCCGGCAAAAGATGGATTAGCGGGAAGTGGATGCATCTCCAAACGTGGATACTGTAATTTTTTGGATGACCCTGTGTTTATCAGTTCGCTAGGCTTGCAAGCAATTGGAAAGATGAATGTGGGATTGGAGCGAAGCATTGAGCACCGATCTTCTTTGGTAGATGGAAAGCTTGTCAATGAAGAGGGGTTAAATACAAGCGTTCTTAGGGAATGGCGAGGATACCTATTATGCTTGGTTAATGGACGAATCTACCTTGCAGACAGCAGGCAGCGATATAAGCAATATGCAACAGACGTCGTGGAATATGAGTGGTTTTTTTGGGAGAATATCGGTGTGTATGAGGGAGAAGTATTCAAGCCCGCTACATCTCTGATGGTGTACCAGGATGCGCTGTATTTTGGAACGGAAAGCGGGGTACTCTGTAAATTCAATACCGACCAAAAAACAGGGAGCAGTGGAGAACTTTTTTCTGCTGCTTATAACGATGACGGGAAACCTATCTTTTGGTGCTGGACAACTCCATTTGACAATTTTGGAGATAGCAACCACATCAAAAAGGATAACAAGCGCGGCAATGTTTTGGAATTAAAGTCGATGACACGATCCTATATCAAAGGAAAATGCAGAACCAATAAGGATTTCTGGAAAGACTTTACCCGAGTAGATGGCGGATACTTTGATTTTAATGATCTGGATTTCTCTGATATGAACTTCAATACGCTAGATCAAAACAACGTAGCTTTTGTTACGAAGAAAAAGAGATTTATCAAAAAACAAATTATGTTTTATGGTGATGAACTCAATCGTCCCGGCGGTATTTACTCAATTACGATGGAGATATTTACTGGCGGGTATTTTAAGTAGGTGGGAATATGTCATTTACAAAGTTTACTTCCGATGTTGAAAATATACAAAAACTAGCAGATCGGCCACAAATGGAACCGCGAGCACTAAAGGAAGCATTCGATAAGGCGGGAGAAGACATAAAACAATATGTTACCAATGTATTGGTGCCGGAGCTGGAGGCGGAGACAGCAGCGGGCAACGTGGGCGCGGCGCATATCGGCGACGGCGATCCGCACCTGGAAAACAGCCGCAACGTGCAAGCCAAGCTGAACTATCTCTATGAGCAGATCAAGCAGGCGCAGATGGGGCAGATCCCGGACCGCAGCATTGAGAGCATAAAGATCGCCAGCGGCACGCTGACGCAAAACGAGCTGGCAGATGGGGCGGTGACAACGGCCAAGATCCTGGATGCAGCCATCACGCTGGCAAAGCTATCGGAAAACCCGATGGAGATGCTGCCGGTGGGGTTTGGGATGGTATGGTGGAGCGATACGCTGCCGAGCGACAAATGGATGCTGTCCGGCGGCACGCTGACGCCTGGGACGCATGACGCGGCCATCGCGTTTTTTGGCGGCACGGCGCTGCCGGATGTCAAAGGGCGCGTGATCGTCGGCAAGGACACGGGCACAGCGGCGTTCAATGCGCTGTACCGCACAGGCGGGGCGGCAACGCATACCCTGCTTACGGCGGAGATGCCAAAACACAGCCACGACCGCTTATTATGGATAGACGGGCAGCCAGTGACGCTGACGGGCAGCGAATCGGGCGCATACAGGGCATCCTTTACATATGATAAGGGCGGCCCGAACATGATTAGCACCTCGGAAGCGGGCGGCGGGCAGGCGCACAACAACCTACAGCCCTACATCGTGGCTAACTATATCTTTAAGGTATTGTAAGGAGAAAGACAATGGCAGTAAACTATGATACGCTAATCAATCAAATCAATGCTGAACAGGCGAAACAAGAACAGGCGGCAAGAGAGGCTAATGCTCTGCTGGAAAAACAGGCATCGGCAAAGCGAGATCAATTGATGAATACATACGCTGCACAAGAATCAAATCAGCGGAGAAATTACAATACCTTGGTAGACCAGGCAGATAAGCAGCTCACCAAGGATGGTGCGGCGGCTTATCAATCTATGCTTGTAGCAAGAAATCCCTTTGGGACCAATGCAGAACGGCTTCGGAACAATGGAATGTCCGAATATATGAATACAGCAGCTTATAATACCTATAGAGGAGATTATAACAATGCTAAAAATACTCGGGACACGAATGTAAACAATTACAATATCGCATTGGAAAATTATTTATCGGAGCTAAACGCAAATAGAGCAAATGCTCAAAAAGAATACGATATTGCTCTACTGAACGCACAAAATGATCTGCAGCAACAGTTAGCAAATCTACAGGCTCAGTATGGACAGCAGCGATTGCAGATGCAACAGGCAAAGGCACAGGCAGAAGCGCAAGCAGCGGCACAGAGACGCACTGCTGCGAGAAGAAGTTCGTCGAATAGTAAAAAGGTTGGAATTATAGGAGATAAACAAGAAGATCCGCTCGGTAAGGCCCTGGGAACGGCGTTAGGGAATGCTCTTAGGCCTTCTCTGTGGAGGTAGATATGGCTAGTAAAGAAATTGAAGAGTTCGTTAGACGCTTAAGAAAACAGGGCTATAGGATGGAGGCAACTCCTGAAACAGATAGCCATAGTAGCACATATACCAAAAATAAAAGTGCAAAGAGCAATTCAAAAGGCGGCGACAGTTTTCTAGGATATACGGCTGAGCGTACTTGGGACAACTTCAAAGATGTTTTTAAGAACATACACAAAAACGCACAAATCAATGCCAGCGCTGGCTATGGAGAGGATGTTCTAAAGCAACTGGACAAACTCAAGGAGAGCAGTGCAGGAAGGGGTTGGAACAAAAAAGGAATTGAGCAGCTTGAGCAAGCGTTCCGCCCTTCGATTGAGCAAACGAGAAGAGAAAAAGATGAACGCGGCATTGAAGAAATCAAGAGAGTGCAGCAAAACCAAAACGAATTGGATGAGAACATCGACCAAAAGTATTCGGGGCTTACTGAAAACCAAAAAAAATGGGGAAATCGCATAGGATCAGTCGGTTCCGTTCTGCCATCCGCCTTGGCGCTTCCCGTGCCTGGCGTCGGCCAAGCAATTGCGGCAGGTGTTACGTTTGGAAACACTTCTGGGGATGCAATAGGAAATGCACTACTAGAAGGAAAGACACCTAGGGAAGCACAAAGCTATGGATATTTGGAGGGCCTCAAGGAAGCAGCGGTAGAACAAGCATTTGGCGGTGTAGCTGGTTTATCCAAAAAGGCAGGCCTTTCTAAAGGCTTGAACGCCTTGCTGGATAACAAAGTAAGCAACAAGGCTGCTAGGACGCTTTTGTCGCGAACAGGGGCGGCTACGGGGGAAGGATTGGAAGAAATCGTTTCTACCTTGGCAGAGCCTTTGGTAAGAAAAGCAGCGTTCAACGATGAGGAACTACAGAATGTTTCGTTAGATGATTTGAAGGAATCGTTCCTTGGAGGCGCTACCGCAGCGGCGATCTTAGGGACAGGCCAGGATACCATGAACGCACTGAGAAATCGAAGAGCTGTGAACAATATATCCGATAAAACTTCACTATCCAATGAAGAGGTCAGGAACACGATTGACAATCTTTCCGAAGTAGAGCCGTATCAAGTTGCAAAACAATTGAAAAAACAAGGTGCAGGAGAGAATGTTGTAACACCCAAACAAGGCAATAACTTGTTGATGAAAGCCATTTATGGGGACGATATACCTCAACAAAAAATCAATGGCTTGCCTGATTTGGAAGTACAGATTCAGGAAAATCGTGCCAATATAGCGAATCAAAAACCCATAAAAATTCGGGGCGAACGGTTTAAGATGGGAACGGGGACGCTCAAAACCGACGTAGAACAGCTTTTTAGAGAGCATGGAAACATGGCTCATAACGATGTGTTGGGAGATGTTGCCCTAAACACTAGGGGCATTAAAGACTCCATTGGACACGGAATGTCAAAGGAAAAAGCGGCTTTATATGAGGCGGTTCCGTCATTAATTCAAAATGGGAAAATCGTGGACTATGTAAAAAACCATAAGGGAAGAGGATACAACTCTGTTGTACTTGAGGCCCCTGTGACCATTACAAAGGGAGATGCAAAGGGTGATTATATTGCGGAGGTTGTTGTTCATAGAATTGCTGGAGACAAAAGACAAAGATATTACTTGCATGATGTTACTATAAAAAAGATAAAAGATGGGATTTACAACAAACAAACCCAACAAGGGGGAACCGTGGAACAACCACGTTCCTTGCCAGATAAGCAAGTCAACCCATCTTCTATTGACTATAATATACAACAAGACGAAAAATATGTCAATAGTGTACCCCAGAATAACGATAGAAGCATCGATCAGCTGCTCGGCGAGAGGCTCCAATTGCCAATGGCAAGCAGTGATGATGCTTCTTCTACATATAATATGCTACAGGACGAGAATTATGTCAACAGTGGGGACGTAACCATAAAACAAAAAAAGACGGATTCAACATCCTACCCATCTGACAAAGTTAACCGCAGGAACAAACCACGTTCTTTGTCAGAAGAGCAGGTTAATCCGTCTTCTATTAAATATAATATGCCACAAGACGGAAACTATGTCAATAATAGTAGCGAAGGGGATCCTGTCCCCTACAATAATGTGTCGCAAAACAATGATTATGTCAACGATGATGTGGCAGACTCTGGTATGGGAGAACGGCGTACCACAAAACGCATTCTAAACGATGAAAGCAATCTTGTGTTTGACGATCCTCAAATGCAGAGCGAATTTTATGATGAAATCAACAATGCAAAAAATGTGTATTATGAGAAAGTCAGCACAAAAGAGGCTACAGAAAAGGCATTAAGTGAAATTGAACAGCGAGGCATTGAGGGTGCGGCAAACCTTTTCTACAAGAATCTTGGAACATCCAAGAGGGGAAAGGAACGGGCAGAGAACCTTATACTGGGCGTAGAGCTTGCAAAGGCATATACCAATGCAGGGGATGTGGATGGTGCAAGCAACATTATAAGTGAGATCATGCCCATAACAACGGATGCAGCACAAGTTATGAGCTTGACAAAAGCGCTGTATAAACTGGGCGGCCGTGGTGTGTTGAAAAGCATTCAGTCTGATCTGGCCAGAATCAATAAACAGCGCGGAACGGAAATAGAGATTGATGAAACCTTGGCCAATCGTTTAGCAGGAGCGAAGACAGAGCCGGAAATACAGGCAGCTGCACAAGCCATAGAGGCGGACTTAAAACAGAGAATCCCGGTAAAGCTGCATGAAAAGCTAGGTGCGCTTCGTCGCATTTCTATGTTAGCCAATCCTAAAACTCAGGTACGGAGCTTGGTAGGCAATGCTGCGATGAATTTGATGGGGCGTATATCTTCTGCTATAGATGGTATGCTTCAAAGAATGTTGATCCGCGATCCAAATTTGCGAACCAATACCATTTTTAAGAGACGGTCTCCCGAATATTCCAATGCAAGAACATTCGCAAAAGAATATTTTAAGACAAACAAAGAGGCGGTCAGCGGTGATTCGCGCTATGATAGCAGGACGGCTCGATTGCTAAGGGATAGAGACACGTTCAAGAATAAAGCAATGCGTTTTGTAGAACAAAAAACAAACCGTGTAATGGAATGGGTTGATGAAATTTTCACGGGGAATGCCTTTCAAAGGCATTTTGCCAATGAGGTTGTAGCGCGGAAGTTGTCTATAGAGGATTTGAAAAACCCCGCAAATCGTCAGCAGTTAGAACAGATCATCAATCATGCAGCGCTCAAAGCTCAGAAAGAAACTTTTAGGGATGAATCTCGTCTGGCCAACAGTATTACGTCGTTAAAAAATAGGCTCAATAATAGCAAAAACCCCTTAGCAAAGGCCGCAGGTGCTTGGATAGATGGTGTAATCCCCTTTACAAAAACTCCGATCAATGTTACCAAGCGTGCGATTGATTATTCTCCGCTTGGTATAATTAAAACGGTATACCAAGGGATAGAATCTCGCGGAACGCCCATGGCAAAAGCAAACTTCATTAACTCGCTTTCGCAGAATTTGACGGGCACTGTAATGGCTGGCTTAGGCTATACGCTAGCACAAAATGGATTAATTCGCGTGGGCGGGGATGATAAGGAAGAATACTATGAAAGCGATCAGGGAAGGCAGAGGTATTCCCTGGAGATTGGTGATACCTCTATTAGTCTGGATTGGCTTTCTCCCGCTGCCATGCCCTTTTTTATGGGTGCTGTATGGAGTGAAACAGATGGTGCAGACTCTATAGATGATGTTTTTGCCGCAGGTCAGCAAATTTTCGGGCCTTTGATGGAAATGTCTATGATGTCTAGTGCTGATGACATGATTACCAATATTCGCAAAGCGGATACGAATATAGAGGCAATCGCAGAAGCATTGATCTATACGCCGTTTGAGAGCTATATCCTTCAGTATTTCCCAACCATAGGATCGCAGCTAAATCAGGTCATCGACCCAACTAGAAGAACGACTTACACCAATGCAGACAGCGAGGTGTTGGGACGACTAGAAAAAACGGGTAGGAAGGCATTGAATAAATTGCCCGGTGCCAACTTGTTGCTTGAAAATATGGGGCTAGAGAATGTTGCAAACGCACCTTATGTAAATGCATGGGGTGAAAAACAAGTTAATAACGGAAATGTGTTGGAACGAGTATTTAACAGCTTCGTTAACCCTGCCTACGTCAATGAAATAAAGAGCGATGCGGTGGATCGAGAGATAGAGCGTCTTTATAACTCTAACGTGGAAGATAGCAAGTATATCATCCCAACTACATCGTTTGGTACTGTGACCAATGGTGGAAATGAATATAAGATGACTACAACGGAGGTGACAAAACATAGACAAGCACAAGGCCGAATGAGCAAGCAAATCTTGCGCTCTTTGATAAACAATTCTGCATATCGTTCTGCATCCGATGAAGACAAAATCAAAATGATAAAGGATGTATACAAATACGCAGAGTATAGAGCAGATACAAAAATGTTGGAGGGAAGAGGGGAAACCTATAATATTAAGGAAAGTGATTGGCGGAAAAAGGTTGATTATTTGGATGCGGCAGGGATTCCCCCGACTACGTATTTCCTGGCCCATAACGCGAGAAGCAATGCAACAGGCCAGTACACACTGAATCAGTGGGGAGAAAGGGAATCAATCGAAGGGTCTGAAAAAAAAGCTCAGGTCAATGCAATCAGTGGCTATGGAATGACGGCAGCGCAAAAGCTGCTCTTTTTATATCTTGAAACACCATCTGATCCTTATGGGAGAGAGTATAGTGGCATGTCTAATGACCAGGCGAGGAGGGTAGTAGCAAACTATGTAATAGGGCTCAACATACCCCAAGAGGAAAAGGTAAAAATATTGAAACGGGCAGGATACCACATTAAAGACGGGTATGCCTATTGGGACTAA